TTTGACCATTGATCAATCAGGTCATTAAGCATATCAAAAGCATCTTGAGCAGAATCAGCCGTTGGAACTTCTCCAGCTTCTAATGCGCCAATATCTTTTAATGCCCTACTAATAATGTCGATAGGTTTTGTCATTGAGTAAACTCCACAATATCTCCAACATTTAAACCGCTAATAAATGTAATGGTTGAGGTATTTGTTTCATTGTAATTTAACGTATTAACTTGCTTTGATCCATTTACAAAAACATACAAAGAATTTGATCCCAACAAATAAGTAAATGGTACTGTGCAAACAGTTTGACCTTGAGTCGCTGTTATATATTCTTCTTGACCAGTAGAAGGAAGTCCTTGCAAGTTATCCATGCTCCAAATTTGAACAAAAGCAGCAGTTTGCAATACAAATTTATATGAAACACCGCTTGAAAGCCATATTTCACTTGGAGGTCTGCCAGCAGAATTTAATACAATAGGATTGGAATTTTGAATAGTTCCAGATGCAGATGTATAAGTAGCTTGCGGAGTGGATGTTCCTGCCAAATAGGTGTAAATAAGCCCACCTGACAAAGGAACTCCGTCATTATCAAAAAATTGCCATCCTGCGCCACCAATAGGTGAAAGATTAACTGCCATATAAGCTCCTAATTAGGGGTAAAGACTTGAGGCAACCAAGGCGCAACAACAGTATCTTGCTTATTTAGCTCATTTAACTGTTCTTCTAGCCTAGATTTTATAAGGTTTATGCCGTCTTTCATAGTTTCTTGTTCAATCCAAGAAGCCACCATTTCTTCTGTAACTTGATCAAAAGGAACTTTAGCTTCTGTTCCTTGAAACCACCAATTGCCTTCAGTTTCTACAGTTTGATCTTGATCAGTAAGGCTGACTTTGTATTTAGCATGAGTTATCAAGCCATCTTTGGCTGATATATCAAGGATTGACCATTTATAGTTCATTCGTTATCTTCTAATGTAAATGTTTTCATATTATTCCTATGGTGTAGTTGCTTTAAATGTAATGCCATCTAAAGAAACATTAGAAGCTCCAGTAATTGTTACTTCACCAGAAATATTAATGGCAATTTGACCAAAAACACCATTAGCGACAGTTGAAAACTGTAATGTTCCTGTAGGTGGTCTATATTCAACAGGCAAACTAAACGCTATTGTCCCACTAGAACCACCAGTAATTAAACCAGATAAATGAACTACGTTTTGTTCATCTCTCCAATAAGACCCAACAGGGTAAGGTGAACCATAGTTTGACCAGCCGTTAATATAAGTTAAAGGTCTTGCTTGGTTAATGTCGCCATCCCATCCACCAGCAGTATATGTTCCGCTAAATACATTAGGGCCAAAATTGTTATAACGCAAAGAAGACGGAGTTGTGTAATCTACAAGCTGATATTGAGTATTTGTAGGGTCTGTTAAAAGAATATTATGAGCAAAAACACTTGCATATAATTCACTAAAGGCCACATTAAATAAGTTGCGCCCAAATACATTTCCTGTAACTGTGCAATCTGTACAATTTTCTAAAAATATTCCAAAACAATTTGCTCTGATTCCAATACCAAGAGTACCAGGCCCAAGCGTAGCCCAAATATTATTGTTTGCAATAATCATTGAACGCAATAGATTGAAACAATATATTCCACACACTTCATTATGGTTAATTGTATTACCAACAATCATTCCGTGGTCGCCATTAATAGACCCAGTAGAATAAACAAGAATTCCCAAATGATTTCCGCAAATAGAATTATTAACTATAGATGTATTACCAGCATGATTGTTAATACCAGTATTTTTACATCCACCTATTGTATTGTTAGATATTCTGAAATATTCACCAAAATTTTGTGGAGGAGAATAAGACACTAAAGCATCTTGTGTATAAATTCCGTTATAGCATTGTTGAATAATGCAACTACTAATTTCATTTGGAATTTGGTGACCGCTTGCATCAACTAAAGTATTATTGCACCAAATACCTGTAGTTAAATCGTCAAAACGACAATTTATAACTCTTGTTCGACTTACGCCATCTAAAAATAATCCTGATTGATTTGGTTTTGAATAATCGGCATAAGAATTACCTAATACACGGACACCATTAAATTCAATATCATCAGAATTGGTTACATTAAAAACTGGAGAATCTATAGTAGTTTGTACTTGAGAACCTTGACCAATAAATGTCAAACTTTGTTTGCTTGCTACATTTAATGAAGTAACTAAATAAGTTCCTTCTGGAAAAAACAATGATTCACCTGTTGCAAGACTATCAATCGCAGCTTGAATAGCAGCGTTATCATTGGTTACGCCATCTCCAGTAGCTCCAAAATCTTTAACAGAAACTGATTCAGCTAATTTATCATTAATTGGTCTATTGATTGCTCCAGCAGGAGTTAATCCACCATTTTTAACATCATATTTTGGAATTAAAGTTGTCATATTTGCCTTTTTATAGATTTGCTGCTTTAAGTCTTGCTCTTAGAGATTGAAGTTCAGCAATAATGTTTGCCATAACTTCAGAAGTGCTTGCTTGCATTGATTGATAAACTGGTTTACCTTTTTCATCCTTTTCATCTTTTGTTCCAATTACAGAATTTGGAGATACAGTTTGAAATTCATGGGCTAAGAAACCAGCATCATTTCTTCCATCTGTTTCCCATGTAAAAGTGACAGGATTTAACGCATCAACAAAATTTCCAGAATTTTTTAATTTTTGAATATTGTTTTTTAATCGGTAATCTGAAGTTACATTGTAAGTAGTTACAGAACCGCTAGAACTAATGTTTCCTGCAGCTACATATCCGCTTCCTGGGTCTGTATAAAAATTAACATGAGAGCCTGAAGTTGCAGATAATCCCCAAGCGGAATAATTACTTGGTGCTCTTATTGTTAAACCACCAACACCATTAAATATATTTCCATTTACTCTATTTGTAATTGGATTTGTTGAAAAAGTACCTGTGTAAATATTTCCTGATACAAATAAATTACTTGCTCCTGCATCTGTAGTGTTACCAATAGAAACACCGCCAGAGCTAAATAGTCTTATTCCTTCTGTTAAAGCAGCAGCCCCTAAAGAACCTCCTGGTTTATAAGAAAAAACCATGTGATAGCCATAGTTGCCATCATCTAAGCTATTGATTCTTCCTGTAAAAGGTTGACTTGTACCGCTATTATAAAAATTAATAGCTGCGCCATTTCCTGAACCGCCAGCATTATTATTTAATGTTAAAGTATTAGTTACTGTAGAGGCTGTATTTAAATCACTTTGTATTCTTCCGATAGGGCTTGTTGTTCCAACACCTAAACGATGATTTGTAGCATCCCAAAAGAAATTAGCGTTATCTTGACTGTAAACACCTGAAGCTCCTGCATAAACTATTGAGCCAGCCGTAAATGCAGTTGATGTTCCTGTACCGCCATAAGAAACTCCTACAGTTGTTCCATTCCAAGTAGCAGTACCAATAGCACCAGCACTTGATAAAGTCATTAATGCTGTAGTGCCTACACCTCCGTTATACCAAGCAAATCCATCAGAAGTTCCTGCACTAAATCTAGCCGTAGGTGATACATAATCAATCACCAGACCATCGGTATAAGTTGTACCAGCATATAGACCTTTAGCCCATACACCGCCACTAGACATTAAGTTAGAACCAGTAACCGCAGCAGCATCAGTACCGCCAATAGCAGGAGGAGAAGCTAGATAAGTAGAAAAACCTGTTCCTGATACTGTTGAGCTTGCAGAGAGAGTAGTAAATGCTCCTGTAGAAGCAGTTGTTGATCCTACTGTGCCATTATGAGGCCCTGAAAAGCCTGTTGCAGTCAAAATTCCTGTATTTGGAACAAAACTAATTTTTGTAGAACTAGTAGTAATTGGTAAATTACCAGTAGTTGTAGAAACTAGCGTTGGATACCAAGTTGCAACAGAGCTTGTATTGTCAGTTACGGCTACGTTATTCGCATTTGTAGCAGTTGTAGCTGTTCCTGCGCTACCAGCAGAACCACTAATATTGACCGCTAAAGAAGTAATTGATCCGCTTGCAGCGTTCAAAACAACGGCAGTTGTGCCAATATATAGCGTTGAATTGCCTAAAACACCACTAGGAATAGTTCCTGATAGCTGTCCTGCTGGCAAAGAAGTTAAGTTTGCGCCTGATCCGCTAAATCCTGTGGCTGTAAGAAGGCCAGTAAAAGGATTGAACTGGTACTTAGTAGAACTTGTATATTCAGTTGTAAGGTTTCCAGTTGTTTGATTAGCGAATAAAGGATAACGAGTTGCATTTGTAGTGGTGTCATCGGTAACAGTCGCATAGGATGTTGGAGTAGTCCAAGTAGGAGTGCTAGTGCCATTAGAGGTTAAAACTTGACCAGTTGTGCCTAAAGCAGTAAAGCCAGTTACACCAACAGCAGATTGCCAAGGAATAGAGCCAGCTACTCCACCAGCTAAATAAGTCGCATTAGTAGCGTTTGTGGCAGATCCAACAGAAAGGGTAGATTGAGCTACATATTGAGGAGCAGTTGCACCAGCCGTCAATACATAGTTTGTAGTTCCTAATGAAAGGAATGTTGTAGCTCCTGCGCCTGTTTGATAGGCTAAAGCCCCTGCTGTTCCACCAGCAATATTTGTAGCACTTGCAGCTAAAGTTGCGCTTGCTACAGCTCCACTCACAATAGAGCCTGAAATAGAAGTAAGCCAAGTAGGATTTGAATAAGATCCTGTTGAATAAAGGCCATTGGTTACAGTTGCAGCATTACCTGAAATGGCAATACCCCAAGTTCCAGATGCGCCTGATCCTGTTGTAGAAGGTGCGCCAATAGTGTTATAGGAAATGGTTTGAGCTACAGAGCCGTTATAAGTAATTGGTGAAACACCACCAGCACCACCGCTATTAAATGTAACGCTATTGGTTACACTTCCTGATGATGTTGCAGTAGCAGCATTTCCACCAATACTTAATGAAGTAGCTGTGCCAGTTAATCCTGTGCCAGGGCCACTAAACTGCGAAGTAGCAGTAATAGTTGTTCCTCTTACAGTAGTAGCCGTTGTTAAGCCTACAGTAGTTCCATCAATAGAACCGCCTGTAATGGCTACTGCATTGGCATTTTGAGTTGACATTGTGCCAAGGCCAGAAACCTGAGTATTGGCAATAGCAATAGTGGTATTTGTTACGGCAGTTATTTGACCACTTGCATTAGTAGTAAATACAGGAACTGCACTTGCAGATCCATAAGTATTTGCTGTGCCTACAGGAGTAATGCTAAATGTATTAGAAGCTAGGGTTAACCCTGTGCCAGCGTAATAAGTAGAAACTCCTGAAAACTGAACAAAAGTAATTGGAGTAACTCCAATAGTTCCTGTATCAGCAGAAGTAGATACCCATGCAGTATTGGCTTGAGAGCCGTTTAAAACGACTGTATAAGCCCCTGGCACTTCTGCCCATACATCCATGTCAGTTGCTCTAATCCATGCGCTTGCAGAGGCTACATAAATGCCGTTATCGGCTGTTGCTGTTTGATTCTTAACTAGGACTCGATTACCAGCCAAGACTGAATAACCATCAATCGTCTGTAAACCTGACAAAGTAATGTTGGTTAAAGTCCCTGCTTTACAGGCAGCTTTAGGATTTAATCCTTGAGCTACTGTATCAACATACAGCTTATTTACAATATCTGTAGCAGCAGAAGGAGCAGTTGAAATCTGTCCTGTAGCTGTGGAGATATTAGTAAAAACCCCAGTAGAAGGCATTAAAGCACCGATTGTGGTGCTATTAATGGTGCTATTGGTTATGGTTAACCCTGATTGAATAGGATTAACTGATGCGTAGAACGGCTGACCCTGACCTATAAATGTTTGGAAGTTTCCATAAACATCAAAATAAGCCTGAACTGGCAGTAGGTTTTGATCTACTGTTGAAGAAGGGCCAGCCATAATGCTCCTTAATAAGCCATTGCCATAAATAGAATAACATCGCCAGCAGTCATATTTGCAGCCAAGCCTGAAGTGATGCTAAAACTAGTTACGGAAATAGAAGTGGTAGTGCTTCCAGTTTGTTGTAAAAACAATGTTGTGCCAGCCGTTACATCAAAAGCTTGACATACCCAACCATTAGCTGCTGCTGGCAAAGTAATTGTTCCTCCAGCAGCACCGCCAGTACCAACTACTACTTTAAATGCAGCAGTATTTGTTCCAGTAATTGTTGGTGAAGTACCAAATCCTGAAGCAACAGTTGGATTTACGCTTGAAATTACCAATGATCCGTCAAGCGAAAGAGTCGCTGGATTTTCAGCATTTCCACTTAAAGGTGGTGAAAAATATGCACCACCTGGGCCAACTAAACCCAAACAAGCTCCAGCAGTATTAAATGCAGCTTGAACTGGAACAATATTTTGAGTTGAAGTGCTTGCTACAGCGTTAGAAGTTGCCATTATGAAATTCCTTCACCAGGAGTAATTTCTGCACTTGCGGATGCACTAGAAATAAACCACGCATTAGGTGGAATAGAACTAAAAACACCAACAGCATTAGCAGGAATAGCTAATACATTCATAGAAGGCACACCAGCAGTAGGAGCAGTTGCAACAGGAGTAACTGTTGCATCATTAGGTTCTTGAGGAGCCCATCCTACATGAATTAAGCTAGAAGTAATGTTGCAAATACGATACCCAGAAGGATACACATTATTGCTACTTTTAACTTGAACGGCTGATGTTCCAACCAAATAAGTAGCTCCAAAAGGAGAAAAAGCCGAATTGTAAGCCATGATTTAGCTCCTTAAACAGCCGTTACAGGCAATGAACCTTCAGGTCGTACAACTTGAATTGTATAAACACCAGCAGCAGGAGTCAAAGTACCAGCAGTAATGTTGCCAAACTGAACAGACAATACGCCAGCAGTTAAGCAATCAGCTTCAGCAACAATAATGCCTGAAGTTTGAGTGCCGTTATATCCAACAACAGTAACAATGTCAATAGTTTGCAAGCCAGGCACATTAAATGTCTGGGCTGGGCTAACGTATGTCAATACTTGAGCTGGAGTAAGTGATGGAGCAATGTAGAAAGTGCTAATTGCATTTCCACGAGCAATAGTAGTAGAAGGCATGATTTTTCCTTTAGATAAGGTACTTCAATTATATGTTAAATAAGAAAAAAGCCATACTTTTTGGGCATGGCTTTTATCCTAATACTTCAAGATACTTGATATTAACTAAAGTCGTAACCATAAACGTAAACATCAACTGTACCTACTACCGCAGTAGTAGTTGCAATATTGACAAATAACGCTTGTTGGTTATAAGACGTTACCACCGCAGAAGCTGCCACTTGGCTTACACCAAGAACTGTAGCTAACTGTGAAGCAGTAATAGCACCAAACAATGAAGTTGGTGTACCACTACCTGTTGTAGTAATGCCTAATACTAAACTTGTTAAAGTACCTGTAGCTGCACCTGCATTATTAGAGTTAGTAACTACTAATAAGTTAGGCTGGTAAGTTGTAGAGTTAATGATTGGCAAAGGGAAGAAACTTCCTGATGCTGCATTTACATTCACACCTTTAAGTACACCCAATAATCGTTGCGCTTGATTAGTTGTTACATTACTTGGGTGAGCCGAAGTGGTTACTGCTGGTCCTGGATTAGACATAATAGTTTTCCTTTATCCGTTAATTATTAAGCTGCAACTCGGCAAGCGAGTTCAGGATACAAAGGAGCCCAACCATACAGAACGTCAACACGAGTAGGGATTGAGTCATTGTTAATGGTGTATTGACGAACTACACGCATTGATAGACCAATTTCCTTGTCGCTTGCACGACCAGCAAAGTGAACGCCTTCAGGCAACTCAAGGTCAGCCATAGCCATTGTGAACGCATTGCGATGCATTACGATGTTTTGTGGAGAAACTAAACCATTTCCACTTGCATTGTATTGTGAAGCAAAGAATGTCACAGCAGCAGAAGCAGCAGGAACAGGAATACTTACGTTCTGGAACTGACCGCCAGAGATAACTGCTGGAGATACGATTACAGAAACA